TCCACGTCCCACATGCGCCAGCCTTCGCTCGGCGTGATGTATTTCCATGTCGCTTCGTCGTAAACAGCGATCTTACCGGCTTGGGTAGGATGCGTGTCGTCGAAAAGGTACACGTCGCCTTCAGCCGGAGCGCCGGGGGTGGCCGACACAAGCTCAAGCGCTCTTCCCTGTACCGTCACGGACAGCTTGAGAAGGTTGAGATCGTTGGCGTCCTTCCAGTTGTTTTCGCCCAAGCCCCAATCGCCTGTGAGGCCAAGTGCTCCAGCGAGAGTCCGTCCTGCCATGTCAATTCTCCAGAAGTTACTTCTTAGCTCGCGCCGCCGTAGTTGAGACCATAGCCCAAACCGTAGCCGCCGTCGAGGGTGACGTTGAAGTTGTATTTTTGATAAGAAGCCAAGTCGTCGCGTTCGGATTCGACTTCGACCCGGATGCTGTAAGCCGCCGAGTCCGCGGCTTGGAGCGCCAGGTCGTATGTCCAGGTATCGCCGACGATCCCGTCATGCGTTCCAAGCAGATTGTCGTCCAAGTCATAGATGCGGAAGGTGTAGGTCGTACCGGCTTCAGGTCCGACGCTCGCCTCTTGGGTGTCCAAAAGCGCGTCGGCTTGGATAATGCGATCACGGTGCGCCCACGTAAATACAGGCTCGTTGTGTTCGCCGCCAGCCGTCAGCACCAAGTCGCCGTCGATCCGGAGATCGGCGGGCGGGTACGGGCGAGCCTGACGGCCGACGAGATCAATCGTCTGAAGCGCCGCTTCGTCGAGACCAAGGATGTCGGAAGACGTGCGCGACAAGACCTTCGTGTTGACCGTCTCGCCAGACTGATAGACCGCGCCGTCGCTGGTGATGTCGTCGTCAATCGTCCAAGCGCGGTCGCCCGCATCGTGCGATTGCGGGATCGTATCAGCGGCGCCGCGGGCGATTTCGTACTCGCCGGTCATCGAGTCCCAATCGACGACGCCGACGATCTCATCGCCGATAAGAATCGCTTGACCGATCACGGCCGTTGGATCGAAGCCCGCCGTGAGGCCGGTCAACTCCATCACAGTGTCGTAAGGACCGAGCGCGTCAACCAAGAAGCCGTAGTCGGTGAAGAAGCCGGTCGTCTGTTGCACCAGCGGGTTCGGATCGACAGCCGACCAAAGGTCGTACTCGCGGTTGCTCACGTTTCCGGCCGCGGCGAGTTGGCCGATCAGAGCGTCAGTGTCCAGGAACGCATCGGCTTCGGCCGCGCCGCGCTGGACGTAGATGTCCCGGTAGCTGACTTCCAGCAAGCGCTCTTCCGTTGCCGGGAGCGCGATGAAGGACGGGCCTTCCCATTCGCTATCGACAGGCGGCACAAAAGACGTGACCGGCATGGAGAACACGTCTTCGATCACCTTGCACTGGATGAAGCCGTCGCTCATGTCGCTCTGGTCCACGATGTCGCCGACACGAACGACGATCTCGCCAATGCCACGCTTCGGATGAGCGATCCGGAAAGGCATAGCCGGATAGACTCTCCAAGCTCGGCGATCCAGCTTCACCGTGAAACGCTTCAACCCTAGCGACGCTGCCTTCAGGTCGCGCTCGGCGACGCGCAGAAGCAATTCAGCGGTCGGGATGCCGGGGTAAGCGACAGGGCTGGAGACACGGCCACCTGTAGCTTGCATCGCCGCGATGTTCTGGACACGGACCTGGATGTCGTTGCCCTTGTCGAGCGGGTTGGTCCCGGTGGCGATCACTTCGTTGATGGCGTCGGCGACCGCTTCGCTATCGTCTTCGACGATCTCCATGAGACCGCTGTCCGGAGTGAACAGCGGAAGGTCTTCGATGTCGTAGTCGCCGCGGATCAGCTTCAGGGTGTAGAGTCCTGACTCGCGATCCTGGAAGAGCGCTGCGCCGATGTGATCGAGCACCGTTTTGATGTACTTGTCCACGTCATCTTTGCGCTCCCACTTCATGCAAAGGCCGAAGCCTTCTTCGCACAGAGTGTTGGCGGCCGCGATGAAGCTCTCTATGTTGATCTCGGCGGGGTCTTCTCCGGCGCCCCATGTGGGATCGGTGAGAAGCTGGTACAGGATGTGCGCCGGGTTCATGGCCATGATCCGGCCATCGCCCATCCAGATAGTCGCCTTGGCCTGATACCACGGCACACCGCCCTGCCAGCCAGCGGTCGTGCGGCGAACGCGGAAAGCCCACTCCTTAGGGTACGGGTTCATCGACGAGATGAGACCGTTGAAGTGGAAGGTCACGATCCCGCGAAGCATCGACACTTGGTCTTCGGCGATGGTGCGAAGGTCGCGCAGCTTCGCCGCCCCGACAGGTCCGCTACCACTGACGACGACAACCGCGGCGTCGTCGAGCACTTGGTCAGGCTGGCCCATGTAGATGCGATAGGCGCCTTGGATTCCGCCTTCCTTCTCTTCGCCGCCGAACAGGTTCGGGACGTTGATCGTGCCGGGAGTGGGCGAGCAGAGATTGCCGCCAAGCGCCGTCTTCCCGCCTACCATGATCTCGCGAATCTCGTTGATCGGCCCGCGGCACAAGCCGAGCAGGAGCGTCATCAGGTAGTGGTAGCCGATTGTCTGTTTCTTAGCGCCCACTGGTGATCTCCAATTCTGCCGCCAGCACTACGCGCCGAGCGAGTCCACACTTCGTATCGAGCAGCTTCTGACCGGCGATCCCGTTGTAAACGAAGTCGCTCCAATCGAAGCCGTGACGCTTCCACCAACGCTTAGCCCCATCGTGGCAAATGGCTCGCGGCTTCGCCATACCAAGGTGGCGCAGATAGACATGAACCGAAGTTACTTCCGTCTTCACTTCTTGCCGCCCTTCTTGATCTTGATCGTCTCGTAGTCGCCATACCACAAGACGAACGCGCCCTTCAGCCACACGTCGCCGAAGATCACCGTCTGCTCGGTCCCTTCTTCGATTTGCGGGAAGTCCCACTCGTCGAGTCCAGCCGGTTTCTGGTTCTGCACTTTCATGGTGAGGGACTGGATTACATAGCTTGCCACCATGAAAACCAAGGCCCACGCGAACATCGGCATGACAGACTCCTAAAACACCGGATTGCCGTCGAAGGGGGATTCCCCTGGCATGTACTTGTGGCCGCCGTAATTGTCGAGATTGGCGAACCGAGCGCAGCCATCGGCTCCCGTGTCGCGCGAACATCCAGGCAGAAGTTCGATATCCATTCCGGCTTCGAGGCCGTCACCCCGGCCGAAGATCGTGAAGGCCAAGGGCGCGGTGTGCCGTTCGATCATCCGATAGTTATAGGTGTCTTCGGCGACCAGCCAGCGAACGATTCCGCCAGTGAAGAAGCCCGCGTCTTCGTCGTCGCCGCTCGTCACCAGGGTCACGACATTGCCGACCACCGTGGCGATCTCGTAGGGGTAGGTCCAGTCAGCCGGATCGACCTTGCACTCGCTGTCATAGAGCGCGTGCGGGCATTGCCGCTGCCACGCAAGGCGCAAGCCTGTCTGCTTCAGCATGGAGATCGAGGCGCGGCAAACCATGAGCACGCCAGCGCCGCTCTTTGGCTTCACGTTGCCGACCGTTCCCGACCAGTACAGAGGCGCTTCGAGATCGGCGCGGTGCATCCGCCTAACCTTCAGGTACACACGGCCGCTCGGCGGGGTGACGCGGTAGAGCAGCGCGACGGGGTTGTCCGAAGGAAGGTTGACCGTGAAGTCGTAACCCACTTCGCCGCCGAGCGTCACACCGCCGTCCGAGATCGCGACCGGCTGATAGACAATCGGGTTGTCGTCGGCGTCAACGCCATAAGTGATCGGTCGGTCAGCGCTGGTGTAATACCAGTTCTGCGTTCCCCACCGAAAATGGTAGAGACCGATGCGGTCGCCCTGGTCGTTGCTGATCTCGATATCGTTAAAGCTCATGGCGATGCCTTAGAAAATGAAAACTTGGCGAAGCGGGAACAGGTTGTAAAGACCGAAGACGCCACCACCTTCATCGGGCATGTCTGACCCTGGCAGCGGCAACGCAGTCGAGTAGTCTTC